GGTCTTAGGCCTAAACAAAAAGAATATAGAGAAAAGAATATAGAGAAAATTAAAGAATATAGGGAAAAAAATATAGACATTATTCATAAAAAGGCAAAAGAATATAGGGAAAAAAATAAAGATGAAATTAATAGAAAACAAAAAGAATATAGAGCAAAAAAGAAATTAGAGTTATCTCAAAAGCTTATTTAATTCTTTAATATTTTTTTTTATGTCGGTATGCCACCCCCAAAGAATATACATGCTATATAAGCTTGGACTAGGAATCAGATTATCTATTAATTCTTTCTCTCTTGGATTACCATAATGCCTCATTATATAGTTTGCACGCAGATCCTTATTTCCATGATCAATATACGTCCCACGAACTGGATTTAATAGTCCAAAATCGTATTTATCGCCATTTACTAAAGTTACTTGAAAACGTTTGCCTCTTTTTGTGCTAGCTCGTATGCTTTTAATCTTTTGTCCCGTTCTTTCTCCCATTGTAGATGCTCTTCGCGGTGTTTGGTGTATATTATATGATCGTCTATTACTGTATAAATCAAAATTCCAGCAATGGAAAATATAATTGGATGTTTTTTAAACATTATATATATACAACATTTTAACAAAATAAAAAAATATGGATTATATGGTAAGCGCAAATGACATAAAAAGAATACTTGGTGATGATATCAAAATCATTCGATTCCCAGATCTAGTAAATTATAATTCTATGCAAGAAGTATTGCCATTTCCAAATGATTGCGCGATAATATTCTTTCTTGATGAAGTAACCCCTACAAATAATATTGGCCACTGGACGGCTATAATGCGAAATGGTAATCGTTATGAATTTTTTGATTCATATGGTTTAAGTAGCAAAGAAGATCTAGATCATATTGATAAAGAAAAGCGCATTAAATTTGGGGAACAACATGATTATTTAAAAGAACTTGGTGGTAAAATGCTCTATCATAATCCTGTAGATTATCAATCATGGGATCCAAAGGTCGCAACATGTGGAAGATATGCAATAATAAGATTATTAGCATTTATGTCTGGAATTACCAATCCAAAATCCTTTTATAAATTTATGAACGATGCAAAAAAACAATATGGTGCAAAAAGTTTCGACGAATTATCCGTTATGTTAACAAGTAATTAATTAATTATTTAAATTTTATATTTAGATATTTACATTATATATAATATCTAAATTTATCAAAAACTTTTACAAATTATTTTTTAAGAAACACTTTCGAAAAATGGAAACAATTGATGATCTTAACAACATAACAGCTGAAGCCGAACCAACTAAAAGAGAAATTGATTATTCTAAAATAATCATTTATAAACTTGTTTGCAATGATAAAAACGTTACTGATTTATATGTTGGATCAACGACAGATTTTATAAAAAGAAAATATCAACACAAGAGTTGCAGTAATGGAAATACTTGTAAAGTTGCATCTTGCAAAATTTATACAATAATTAGAGAAACTGGTGGGTGGGACAATTGGCAAATGGTGCAAATTGAAGAATTCCCTTGTGCAAATAGTGAAGAGGCGAGAGATCGTGAATTATATTGGCACGATCAATTAAATGCTACAATGAATACTAATAGGCCATTAAAATTATCCAATGCGGAATATTATAAACAAACCCGTGAGCATAGAAAACAATACTATGAGCAAAATAAGCAAAAATTGATAGAATATGGTAAAAAACATTATGAGAATAACAAAACTTATTATACCGAATATTATCAAAAGAACAAAGAAAAAAATAAAGAATACCAAATTGAATATGGTAAAAAATATAGAGAAAAAAATAAGTTAAGATATGCGGAATATTCTAAAGAGTATTATAATGAGAATAAATCTCAGTTTAAACAATACTACGATGAAAATATTGATACAATAAGAGAGCGAAGTAAAAATCATTATGAAACTAATAAAGAAAAATATAAGGAATACTATAAAGCCAATATTGAAAAATACAAAGAAAACAATAAAAAATACTATGAGGAAAACAAACAAAAATTCACTGCAAAATATACATGTGAGTGTGGGGCGACATTTATGGTCTCAAATAAGTCTAACCATAACAAAGGACAAAGGCATATTAATTATTTAAATTCACTAAAAGAAAATATTTAAAAATATAACTAATTTATTTTTTTATTATTTTTGCTTTTTTAAAACGTGTTTTTAAAATGTCCGACGAATTATTTGACAATCTTATTGAAACTATGGGTGGCGGGATCAAGGCATATATGCCAGTTGAGTGCGATGGTATAACAACAGATGAAGATATTGGTGGATCAAAAAGAAAAAATAGAGAAACCACGCAGTCAACCAAAGATGTATATTTGAAGAATATAATTAGGCTTAATGATAAGCAACCAATTAAAACAAAAAAGAACGGACAATTTGATTATGATTTTCTCAAGAATACTAAAAAAATATTAGAGCGTATTGAAAAATTGAAGCCAAACTCACAGCGAACATATTTGATCTCAATTGTTACAACTTTGCGAGGGTTAAAACAATATGAACAAATTTACAGTTTTTATTATGATCTTATGATGAAAGTCGCGGAAGAATTGAAGAAAGGCGCAAACACGAAAAGTGAATCACAACAAAAGAATTGGATTGAACAAAGCGAAGTTAATGCCGTGTATGAGAGCTTAAAAGAAAAGGCTATACCATTACTAAATAAAAAGAAAGTAACCGATCAAGAATGGGCAATTATTCTAGATTTTGTTGTTTTGTCATTATATTGTCTACAGCCACCCAGAAGAAATAAAGATTACCAGTTGATGTTGTATGTGAATGATAAAAATTTGATTGAAAATACTGAATTCAATTATTATTTGCCCAAGTTGAAAAAATTTGAATTCAATCAATATAAAACATCTGGAACTTATAACACTCAAGAAGTAGATGTAAATCCAGAATTGGTTGACATTCTGGCAAAATATGCGAAATTACATCCATTAAACAAAGGCAAAGATAAACAAAAGAATTTCTATTTATTGGTTAATTATAAAGGCGAGCCATTACTTGCGGTAAATGCAATTACTAGAATTTTGAATAAGATCTTTGGGAAACATGTAGGTGCAAGTCTAATGCGCGCCATATACTTATCTGATAAATTCAAAGGACATATGGAAGAATTGGACAAGGTCACTAAATCAATGGGAACTAGCGCTCGCACTGGTCAGGATGTATATATTAAGATGGACAAATAAAAACTATAACTTCTTTTTTTTATTTTTTGTTTAATATAATGTCAAAATTAGGAAAAACAACCGCGACACATTCTCACCATGGATTTCAAATACAATCAGTATTAGTGCCAAAAGATAAATTTACACGATCAGAGGCGATTAAATATATAAGAGAGCATTTCCAGTATAAGAAAATAGACTCTACGCAAAGAAAGAATTTTTATAGTTTCCGGCAGTTTGATCCGACCGAGAATTCGAAATATTTTACAAAAGTGTTGGACAATGGTGTAGAATTAGTGTTTGAAAAGGCGCCAATAGGGAAGGACGGCATTAAACCGAGAGGTCGGAACAAATTGGAGGAACTCCAAGGTGGAGCATTAAAAGTGTCCGAAATATATACAGTAATTAAAAATGGTTATACTTGGCCAAAGCTAAAAAACATGCCACAATTTACACTTGTAAAAGATCTATCAAGTAAATTTCATCAAGTATACGAGAATACAACGCAAAAAAGAATTATACTTAATTATACGGGAAGTAAAGGAATTATAGATCTATTAAATAATTTGGATTACTTATTTCAAACATATCCACTTACTCCACGATTTTTAAAGGCAAAAAAAGTATTTGATGATGTGTTAAAAATGTTTCCAAACTATACAATTACACTTGTATCGCACAGCCAAGGGGGAATTATTACAAGAGAATTATCGAGATTATATGGAGATGAAATATTTGAAATTATTGCTTTAAATCCAGGAGAATCATCTTTTGTGGAGAATATTAAATCTTTATTTGGGGAAGGCAAAAGAAATAAAAAAAATGAATATACTATTAAATCAGAAGCGGATTTTGCATCATTTTTTGCAAATAAGAATAAAAATGATATTGTTATACCTAAGGCATCAAATGATCCTATAAAAGAACATAAAACCGAAATATTGTTTAGGCTTAATCCAGATTTGGAAATTGGGAGAAAATAAAGCAATGTATATACTTTGGGAAGCAAATCGTCAAAATGGGAGGCAAAATATGAGTATATATTTTGTATATTGCAATATTAAGCCATAATAAAGCAATCATGATAATAATTTTGGAATGGGAGGCAAATTTGATATTCTTATAGAAATGAAAATAATAATCGATCAAAAATATGTGTTATTCTGAGAAATTATATTTTCTAAATATATCTTGTAAAGTTCATCAATTATTAGTTATATTGACTTATTATGGCTTGATATTACAATATACACATTATATCTATCATATTTTGCCTCCCATTCACTACTTTTATCTCCCAAACACATACTTTTATTTCCCATTTACTATTTTTTATCCCCAAACTACGCAGTGGCGTTTTTGAAAAAAATAAAATGCAGGCATTCAAAATACAATATCAGAGTTAAAGAATGGCAATTTTCGAAGTCTTACTGTTTTTCTATAACATTCTTGATATGTTTTATAATGTTCTGCATCGATATCATTAGTCGTATCGTACGATACTGTATTAGTTGCTTTCATTTCTCTTTTTTTTGCATTTAATCTTCTCTGATAAAATTTACTATATTCATTAACTTTATCACGGTTAGCATTATTCCATTTTTTAGTTGCATTTAATCTTTGTTGTCTTAATTTTTCATATTTTTCTTCAATTGATAAATATTGTGGAATTTCCATGTCCGTCTTGCTACTATTAGGATTGATTTGCATGTTTTTACTTACAAAAATATTATGTATATATATCAATAGATATTTTAATATTTAATATAATTAATTCAATTTTGATTCTATATAGTCTAATTGGCCATTATAATAGTCTTTATCAGTTATTGTAAACTCCCCGGAATTAATAGCTTCTTCAAGTTTTACAAATCTTAAAAACGATTGTAATATATCTTTTATTTTACCTTTAATTATATCATATGCATCATGTCCCTCAAATCCTTCTAATAAATTTTTAATATTACTATAATACTGGACATCATCTACAGAATATAATTCATATGATGGCTCATAATATATACCATCTGCAACAAGTATTAAATGAATAGTTTGTTTTAAAATTGGGGTTTGATCAATATCGTCAACATCTGCATCAATAATACTACAACTAATTACAGCTTTTGCTTTAACGTTAACAATTGGAAAACTGGCTTTGATAATATCATATAATGTTTGAGTATTTGTTACACACATTTCTTTTATATCATGTATTTTCTGATATTCTCGCATTACTCTACAGATTCGTGAAATTTCTAAATGAAACATTGATGTATATACATATACTATACATATTTTTAATATAATATTTAGTATATTGTATTATTAGTACAAAATAAACTAATTTATAGTGTTTGGGAGGCTAGACCTATCATTTGGGAGGTAAAATGCCTATTTTTCAAGTGCATATAATGCGTATATTACAATATTAAGCCATAATATTACAATATACATAATAATTTACAACTTTACATGATAAATTATGAAATTATAAAAATTATAT